ATGGACAGAGGGCGAACGTATACGCGCTATAGGAGGCGGTAAGTTCCGCGCAACTAATCCGGCATCAAACATTATTGGCTTTCACATTAATCGCCTCGTATCGCCGCTAGCAACGGTTAAATCCATTGTTCAGGATTATGCAGACGCTTTCCAAAGTTTCTCATTAGCCGTGTTTTATAACACCGCGTTAGCTACCAGCTACGACGATCTAAACAGTGATGTTGATATCGACCAGCTCGAAAAACTTAAAACCACAGTATCAGTAAGCCACATACCGAAAGATTGTTTATTCATCGTTGCAGGTGGGGATCAGCAAAAAGACCGATTAGAAAACACCCTGTTCGGTATTGGTGAAAAATCAATCTATATTCTCGATCACCGTAGCTTTTACGATATGGATTGCGAACGACCTGATTCACCAGCTTACACAAAATTAATCGACTTCCTGAAATCAGATTTCCGGGATTGCGAAGGGCAAAAAGTACCCGTGTTGTGGGCTAACCTGGACTCAGGGAACGGGCGCGCAACACAAGCTGTTTACCGCAACTGTAACCGCTGGAACAAGCTACACGCGATCAAAGGTGCATCGAGTGCAACGGCTCCGACCGTTCCGACTCAACCAACCCGAACAGGTGGACAAGAACTATATTCGTTAGGCGTTAACAACCTTAAATACCAGGTTCGTGAAATTATCAACCGAAATTTAAAAGGTGACGCTGCAACACGCTTAGAAATATCAAACACCGTACCGGATGATTATTCCGAACAGGTTCTATCAGAGGAATTGAAACGGGTAGGGAATTCAGTTCGATGGGTACTTAAAAAAGGGCAGGAACGAAACGAAGCCCTGGACTGTTTCGGGTATGGAATGGCAGCGCGTGAACTCGTTTTAAAAGGGCTTAAAAATAATCCGTGGATGCGCTTCAGAGAGTACAAAGCGAAAATTAACGCTGATGTATTACCTGAACCAGAAAACGCCCCAGAAGCTGAAATAACCGCACCAGAATCGCTAAAACCGATAACGACAAAACAACCAGAATCGAACCGAAATATTTTAAAACCGGATCGCCCTGTTATCCGAAGACCTCAACAATCTGGATGGATAAAACGACGATAAACTAACTCATATAAATAGCCTTATACAGACAAACCTTATAAGGCTTTTTTATGACACCACAAATTACCGTCAGGAAAGGACAGCCGATCACGTTTGAAGGACTTACAGAAGCGGAATCTTTTTCTGTTATTGACCAGAACGAAAAGACCGTTTATGCAAAAACGAATAACGGCGATCAGTTTATCACTATTCCATCGACTCAATTAGAAACAGGTAGTTATCTGATTACCGCAATTAACGATAGCGGCGATATTCTCAGCATTACCCCTTTGAAAGTTATCGGACTATTTGAAAAAGAAGATCGCGTTGATGCACTCCGCGAACAACTTAGTTTAATCGACAAAGTTATCTCCGCGAAATTATCCGATGATCAAGGCGTATTGACCCAGCTTTCGATTAATTCAAAAACACTGGTTTATTCCTCTCTTGCTGATCTGGTTGCCTTATCCGATTCGCTTCGGACTCAGCTTGCGCAAGCAGTACGAACCCGACGCGCTAAATCAGGTAAACCGCCAATGACAGCAATCAAAATTAAATTCACGAGGGATTAACCATGTTTGAATCTATTCGTAAGTTTCGAAATAAACCAAAGCAACAACAATTTAAATTGCGGCCTGATACCCCCCAGCAACATTCGAAATTCCGCAAAGCATTTTCGCGGGTAATAACCCCGATCGGTACTGGGTTTTTCAAACGTGCATTCGGTATCAACACGAACCGTATTTCAGGTTCATCCAGTGAAGGTATCACCGCACCTATCAACCGTGCGATCGGTGCGTTTCAACAGCAACAGGTGATGTTCCAGGCGCGTGATTTAGTGGTTAATAACCCATTAGCCGCAAACTATATCCGCGTTGTTGTGGATGGCGTAGTGGGTGCTAAAGGCATTAATCCAACCGTATCGCTGGTGGATGCTAAAGGCGATTTAAACATTGCCCTAAATAAACGTATCAGTGATGAATGGTTGAAGTTCGCGGAGAACCCGAAACGATTTTCACTGAATAAGCGTTTTACCTTCAAACAGTTTTTACGCGAAGTATCCAAAGCGCGAATCATCGACGGCGAAACGTTTATCCGTATTCACCGATTTGAACAAGGAATGAAGGTTGAAATTATCCCTTCTGAACGTGTTGATCGCAACTTGACGAAGCAGGGCGAAGAACCAGATACCGTGATTTATCAGGGGATTGAGTTCGATATTGAAACAAATGAAGTGGTTGCTTATTGGCTGCGCGATTTCGATATTCTCACCCAGACTTATTCCGGTATGTCTGTACGTGTACCAGCAGAAGAAATTTTGCATCACTTTGATGGTGTATTACCAGATTCATATCGCGGCGTAACTGATTTTCTCGCGTCGATGAACTTAATGAACCATCTGAATGATTTTACCTTTGCTTCACTGGTACAAAAACAAATTACCGCTGCAAGCATGACATTCCTTGAACGTGATAAATCGCAGGATTCGTTACTTGATGACGATGGAAACGAACACCAGGAACTCACACAGGAAATGTCTCCAGGTATGATCATGGAACTTCCAGCGGGTTATACAGCTAAATCAGTAACGGCTAACTCGAACGGTGATTCTTACGAAAGTTTCGCGGAATCGACTATTGAACAGATCGCCGCTGGCCTGGGCGTTTATTCGAATGCACTGCTGAACTCCACCAAAAATGTGAATTTCAGTTCAGCGCGATTTGGTCAACTTCAAACAAATGCACGATTCGCTATTTTGCGCGACAAATTAAAAGAACAGGTGATTATTCCACTGTTCGAAGAGTTTTTGCGCTGCGGCGTTGATGATGACGTTCTTCCATTTACTCAAAAAGCGGTTGATGACGTAATTTTCAATACGACTTTCTCAGGTGAAGGAATGAAATCGGTCGATCCGATTAAAGAATATGAAGCATATGAGGTTGCAGTACGAAGTAAATTCATGTCACGTCACGAAGCAATTATTGCTATTGGTGGCGATCCGCAAAAAGTGGATGAGGAAATCGAAGCGGATAATCAAAAAGCAATTCCACAACGAAATCCTTCCGAAAAAGAGTCACTAAATAATGATGTGATTCAGCAATAAGGAAAATAGATGAGTAACACACAACTCCGGCGTAATTTGTCGGGGTTGTCCTCTGGTGGTGAACAAGAACAATATATTTTCGATATCGCATTTTCTGATGAAACTCCGATGCAACGTGAGTTTACTGACGAGAAGGGATATCCCATTCTGTTGAATGAGATATTACGCCATGACAACCCCGCAAAAATTGATTTAACACGTCTAAATAATGGTGCTCCGCTGTTATATCAGCACAACCACGATTTACCTATTGGAAAAGTGGTTGAGGGTTCTGCACGAATTGATCCCGATGGTGTTGGTCGCTGCAAAATTAAATTTTCAGCAGTGGGCGAACTATCAAATGAAGTTCGATTGAAAGTAATTGAAGGAACTCTTTCAAAAATTTCATTCGGATATGACTACACAGAATACGAACAGGTCGGTGATGACCTAATGGCTTATTTCGCGCCATATGAGGTTTCTATTGTTTCGGTTCCAGCTTCCGATTCCGTCGGAATTAATCGAAATAAACCAGAAAAAAGCGAAATAAAACTTTCCCTAAATAAAGGTACACAGCGAAACGCTGAAACCAACAAAGAGATTTTAAAAATGGCTGATGAAATTATCAAAGAAGAAGTTATCGAAGAACTGGAACTGACTCCAGAAGAAATCGAAGAAATTCGCAAAATGCGCAATAAGCGCGAAGAAGAAGTAATTGAAGAAGAAGAAATCGTTGAAGAGAAAATTGAACTCTCCGAAGACGAAATCCGCGCAGTTCGTGCAATGCGTGAAGGTAAACGAGCAAAACCAGTTCGCACCGTATACCGTGCAACTCGTTCCGCTGCTTCCCGTGATTCCGAACAGAATCTGATGAAAGATTACGATCTGGGTAAAGCGATTCGCGCAAAAGTTAACGGTCAGGCTCTTAACGGTCGTGAACTGGAAGTGCATCAGGAACTGGCACGTTCTGCGAAAAGCTCACATGGTGGTATTTTCATCCCTGGTAACGCTCTGGCCCGTGCTGCTGGTGTTGGTGTAACTGGTACTAAAGTAGCGAAGATCACCGCTGATGGTCTGGATATGTCCAGCTTCCTCGATGTTGTTCTGCAACGCTCCGTTCTGGGCCGTCTGAACATCACCAAATACGACAATCTTACTCAGCCTCTGACGCTTCCTAAGATGAC